GTATATATTTTCTATACATTGTTTTATCCTTGGGTTAGTTGTATTATCAGTATTGATAATAAATAGGTTAGTGTTAGGGCCGCAAATATATTGCAGCATTCAATGAGAAACTTGATCTTATTCATTACGCCTCCTCGCTTTCATCTTCTAGGTATTCCATACTAGCTTCATAGTCATACTCGTCTATAAGGTCTCGTATCACTTCTTCGCCTAGAATATAAGCGAACATGTTAGCCATCTTTTCAGGGCAAGACAGGTCAGTGTATTGTTCACCAAAGTTATCTAGTTCGTATTGTTTAATGATACTTATTATTTCGAATACGTTCCCTTTCATCCACTGCGAGGCGTTATAATATCCTATGATATAGTGGGTAGCATTGAATAGGTTATGGTGTAAGTCCTCATCGAATAGGTCAATAGTTTCCTCTATATCATCGAGGATGTGTTGTTTTATTTCGGCTTTGTATTGGTTCATGGTCATAGTCATAGTGTTATCCTTTGTTAGTTAGTTGTTAGTTGTTATTGTATATCCCAAGTATTCGAGATCACTGTAAAGTTAGATAGTTTGGTCTTGATGAAAAGTGTACCACTGTTTGAGATGCAATAGTTGTATACTCGATACCAGTTATTTGAGCCGGCTATTTGAACCTTGTAATTGGTGGGTGCGCCGCATCTCTTAGTGTAGCCATCGCGGGTCATGTAGTTGTATATGTTACCTGTAAAGGGTGAGGGCTTGCTATCGGTTATTGTTATAGTAGTCATTTGTTATTATCCTTGGGTTAGTTGTTTCTTGGCTGTTAATAGGTGGGCACTGTAGCCCATAGTAAGATTTACCTGTACAAATCTTGAGTAGTATTTGATACCGTCGATTGCTTGATTATAGTAGACTGTTCTATTGCTATAGAATTTGAATAGATGGGTCTTGCTGGCGTTGTATGGGTC